TAAAACCGTCTCTAAAGAAAATGCCATTAGCTCCGCCGGCTGCAGAAGAATTTAAATAAATATTTCTTCTTGTAGAGTCTACAAAGGTAGTGCCACTAATTCCTAAATTCCCAGAACTGTCTATTGTTAATCTTGTAAGGTTATTAGTAGTATCTCTTATTTGAAATTTTTCAGAATCACTTTGGTCAATCCTAATTACATATTCTTGAGCAGCAGTTTTTAGTTTTAAAAATGGGTCTCCACTTGAATTGTCAACTATAATATCTCCATTTGTAGTTACATTTCCTGCAAAAGTTGAGTTTCCATCAACAGTTAAATCATTTTTTAAATCAATATCACCATAAATCGTTAAATCTGTTAAATTACCATTATCAAAATTTGTTGAGTCACCAATTCTAACAAGAGGAGTAGAAGCGTCCATAAATAAAACATCTCCTGCAACACCACCTCCCCAACTACCTTCAAATAAATACTCATTGCTTTTTAATAAAAACCCCTGACTCGGAAACGAACTATATTGAGAACCCCTTAACCTTAATCCATCAGTATCGCCAGTAATTATACCTCTTAAATCTTCATTTACATCGTTAATTGATATTCCTCTTTCTATAAGAACTCCAGTGCTATTAGAAGTTGTAGTACTAAGTTTTTTGACATTATTATGATATAATTCAGCAGTATTTGAATTAACTTTAATAATAGTATCATCATCGCTATTTGTTAACCTTATATCATCTAAATTTCCTTTAATAAAACCAGTTGTTCCGTCACTATATATCTGTAAGTCAGAATCAGTACCATAATTCACTTTCTGACCATCTGCCATTATAATGTCATTAGCACCAGATGTGTTGCCATTAGCTAATATCTCAGATAATGTACTGCTTATTTGTAAAGAATCTACATAAGCTGTTGTAGCTACCTTAGTTGAATTATCACCAGAACTTTGAGTAGTTGCAGTAACTCCATCTGCTAATACAGAAGTTGCTGTTACATTACCAGTCAAATTACCTGTTACATTACCAGTTACATTTCCTGTTACATTACCTGTGATGTTTCCTGTAACATTTAAGTCCCCTGTAAAACTACCTGAGCCATTAACTGTAAGAAGATGAGTAACAGGATTAAAAAGCAAACCTGCATCTGCATAAACATTTTGACTTCCTGATTCCCCCCTTGCTTGTAAAACATATTGATTTTGATTGGCTGCTGTATTATTAACATCTATCGAACTAGCAGTTCCTGTTAAATCTCCTGTTACATTTCCTGTTACATTTCCTGTAACATTACCTGTAATATTTCCTGTAACATTACCTAACAAATTTCTATGGATAGTTGTAGGTAGGCTTAAACTAATTGATTGATCTAAAGCACTTGTAATAATTTGATTTGTTGTTCCAGTTACACTTAAACTTTGAGAATCTAAATCTACTGATCCACTTCCTGTATCACCTAATATATCTAAATCTTGATCTGTTATACTTGAATCTACAAAGCTTTTAACTGCTGCTGAAGTTGGAATAGTTGTATCATTGTCATTATTTGTAATACCATCTGCTGCATCTACAAATTTTGTAATTGTAATATTTTCACCAGTATCTATCAAAGAACCCCATGACAGATTACCTGAAATAGTAGCATCTGTATTTATGGTGATTGATCCAGTAATTAAAGCATTTCCAGAAACATGCAAAGCCTGAGTAGGAGTTATTCCTATTCCTATTTGTGTATTAGATACATATAACGGAGTTACATTTCCTAATCCATCTGTAAGCTGTTTTGCTGCTGCTCCTATTGCATCATTATCAATAGTTTTAAGGATTGCATCATAAGTAGCTGAAATTAATTGTCCTGTAAATGTTGCCAATGTGTTTTATTATTAAATTGATCTACTTTATTTTTTAAATATTTTTTGAGTAGGATTTCGTTTTTTTCCTGCTCATTTTTTTTCTTTAATTCATTTGCCATCCACCGAAATTTGCAGTATCATCTGGGTATATATCAGGAAAACTATTTGAATAGTATTCAGGAAATTGAGCAGGTGAATTATCCTGCAAATAGTCTATTAGTCTATTGCTAAAATATTGAGCTGTAGTTCTTTCTTTTTCTATTAGAAAATCTACTTCATTTTTATCTGCATTAACTGCATTTTCTGAGGTATGCTTATATATACCATTGTTAGAAATAGAATAAGCTGCAAATGGCAAATACTCCACCATAGCCCAATGGCATAAAGACTGTTTAATATAATCCTGAACTAATGTTAAATAATGTCCTGTTAAATTGTTGTTAGCTATTTTAGTTTCTAATTGATTATATAATTCAGTTCCTAAAAATCTTTGTATTTGAATTTCTTGGGCAATAAAAATATATTGAATGAATTTATCTGTATCAATATTTCCATTTGCTGAAGTGAATCTTACTAAATCATCTCTATTTATAAATAGTACTTGTGCCATAGTTTAATTTTATTTTGGGTATCTACCTTGACCATCTTGTTTAAAAGTTGGTTTTGCTGCTTTTTTTGATCCTATTGGATTTCTTAAATAACTTTTTGGAATTGTTTTAGTTTTTCTATAATCGTCAAGATTATTTGATTTTTCAGTATTACTTTTTAATCTAAAAAGAACTCGTTTCCAGATATGTTTGCAGTAAACGCCTCCCTTCAGTGTGAAAATATTATATCTCATATTTTCATGTCTAAAATCAACATTAACTTCTTCTTTTCTACCAAAACTGGCTCTTTCAATATCTTCTAAACGCCATACGATACCAAAGCTTGAAAGCTTCATCATTTCTGAACAAAATGGTCTAGAATCTTTTGTAGGCATTCCTTTTGCGTACTTATACCTTATTTTATATAAACCATTTTTAGAATCTAACTGACTTGCTTTATTTGGTCTAGTATCTATATAATCTTGATTTAATCCTAAAAGTCCTTTAATTTTAGAAAGAGTACTTTTTTTCTCTGTAATTAAATAATTTGCCCAGTCTTCGTTGCTGTAATCAGAATCTTCATCTAGTTCATCAACATATTCATAATCTTCAGAAATTTTTTCACCTGTCTCAGCAAGTGATCCTAATATCTCTTTTGAAAGCTCATCACTTAACTCATTTTCAGATAAATTAATTGCTGTTGGATAGTCATCATGTGATTCGCATGGCATATACCATATCTTTCCATCTTCTTCGTGCTCGTGGTGTCCTTTACATCCTAATTTCTCAGCTTCTTGTTCAGCTTCTTCAATAGTTTCAAAGACTGGTTTATTATCTATTTTCTTTAAATCAACTTCTACTTTTTGCTCGTCAATATCTTCTTGTTTAATTCCAGTTTCTTCTTCTACTTGATCGTCTGTCAAATCAGTATCTTCATCCATAAAATCCAATGGTTTTAGAGTTTTGAAGTAAAGATTAAGAGCTATATCATTAGTTGCTAAAATGTCATCTAAAGCATCAATAACGATGTCCTGAGCAGGTTTAATTACAATATTTAAAAACAGATCTGTAGCTGTTTGAATTTCATCTGCATTATTTCCAAGACCTCCACCAGATTCTCTAATTCCTAGTAAAAGTGGAGATGTAATTCTATGACCAACCATTAATTTTTTTACACACTCCTCAGATAAATATGCATAGTGTTCTGGAGCATTATTTAAAGAAATATCATCTACTGTAGTTGCAGATTCTTGATTAGAATTAAAAGCAACTATTACTTTATCACCTAATGATCCTGTAAGTTTGTTTAAAATATCGTTTTTTATCTGTAATTGCTTCTCTTTGTCAGGAACTCCATTGTTAAAATTAACTACTTTAGTACCTGAAAATCCGTTTTGTGTTTCATTAATTAAGTATGCACTGATTTCTTCTTCTAAAAGAGCATAAGGCATAGAAGCAGAGTAGCTAGGAAGGCTATAATAGTGAAATCCAACTACATATTTCTTGACAATAAACAGCTCATTTAGCTCTTTTGAAGTACCAAATACTGGTATTCTCTTTAATTTGTCTCTTTTTTTGTACTCTTTCCAGTCAGGATGATAGTAATAAGCATCTATTTCACCTTTGTCATTACATTTTTCAGCTCTTAAAGTCTGTCTTGGAAAATATGTAATCTTACTTATTTGCCTATTTGTATTATATGTTATTTGAAAAGCTCCTTCACCTAGTATAACAAAGTCCTGAACTACTCTTAAAAGGTCTTTATTCTTAATTAAAGACTTCATTTGAGCATACTGATCAGGTTTTTCACTTGAATCAGTAGCATCTAATCCATGACCATACACAAAATTAGTAACACCATTTAAAATAGAGTGGTTTGTAGTAGAACCTACATATCTATCAATGACATATTGATAGTAATCATTATTATCTCCAATACTTACAAAATCTTGATTTCTTTCTTCAAAAACTCTAGGAGCTTCATAAGAATTAAGATTCAAAATGTGAATGTCGCTTTTAGTCTTCATAGAATACAAATTCATTTGTTGAGCTTGTAGTAGTGTACTCTCCAGAGTTAACACTATACTGGCTTATTGTTTGGTTAGTGCAAAATATACGCCCTCTGAAAACTTCTTGAGAAGGACTTGTAATTCTTAATGTGTAAAAATTATCCTGTTCTAAATTTGGAAATGTAGAAGTGAATTGATACCAGTATCTATCTAAAGTAAACTGATTAGTAAAGTTTTCAGTATATACATTCTTGTTTTGAGAATCACTTACTATGTTTACTGCATATGTAGTAGTAGAAGTATATTCTCTAGGAATAACTTTTACTATTTGATTATTATTTGTCTCCTGTAGTATTATCATATTTAAATTTTAAAAATAAAAGGGGGTTACTTGTTAAAGTACCCCCTTCTAACCTAAACAAAACTTAATGAAAAGAAACCTATCGTTTTTTAGCTATTAGTACCTGTAACTATTGTTTCAGTTGCACTAGTTAGTCCAATAAATGGATTTGCTAGAGTTGCACCTGAAATAAAATTAGCAGGAAGTTTTTCTTGAGCTGTAAGTGTTAAAGTGTAACCACTTAAATCACCCATAGCTGTTCCTGTAGCAACTGTTCCCCCAGTTACTTCAGCTCCAAACTCAACACCCATTAAAAATGCATTTCCGTTGTTATCAACAACTGCAACTTGAGGTCTTCCGTAAGCCAATAGCTTTATTTGTACATTATCTTCTTTACTTAATTTAGTAAGATTCAAAGTAAGAACTTGTTCAAAGAATGTTGTTCCAGTTTCCCTAGAACTTGTAATAGTTTGTTCTAAACTACTACCACCTTTAAGATCATACTCATAAGCTGAAAACGTACCATCTGCATCTGTTATTTCATCTGCTGTGTATGTTATAGCTCCTAATCCTCCAAAGTCAACAAAGAAAACCTTTTGTATTCCCCCTACCACATCTTTACAAGGGACTGCTCTACCTGCACTTAAATTACATGACATATTATTTTTTTTTTAAAAGGTTAAACTTTATTTAATTTTATTGATATAAAACAATATCTTCTCTAATTCCGTATTGGATTCCTGCTTTCCATCTCATGATAAATCTCACATTTTGAGAACCATCAATGTCCTTCATGTCAATTAATCTAATTTCATTGAAGTCAGACTGAAGCCCACAACCAAAAAATAAATTTGAAACTTGAGCAGCTACCATTGAATTAGCAGGCATGCCTGGAGAATAAAATATCTTAACACCATCTACACTTAATGGAGTTCCATTGAACCATAATGTTCCTTTATTTTCTATCCCTGATCCTGCTCCTACAACTCCTAATGCTTGTACATAGAATCTATAGATTGCAGAACCTACGTAGATATGAAGGTCTTCTTTGTCATAAATTGCAGCAGGAATAGCATTAGTTACTTTTTGTAACTCAGCAACAACATTAGCAGCATTTACTCCACCACCAACAGCAGCAACATCAGCACCACCATCAGCAAGTAATAAAGGACAGAATCCATCAAATTCTCCTGCATTTCCATTAGTTCCACCCCAAATAACTTGTTCGTATTTGTCAGCTACTTTTTCAGCAAAAGAACTGATAATGAAATCTGAAAATGATGCAGGTAAGTCATAGTTTATTGGTGAATATCCCATCTCGGCGGCTTGCCATGTTTGAGAAAATTCAGACTTGCAAAATTCTGCATTTATTTGAAACTCCTCTAAAGTAATTACTTGTTCTGTAAGAGTTACAGCACCAGTGTCAGTAAAGTCACATGTTGCATTTTTAATAAAGTTAGAGTCGAATGCTCCTTTTTGAATAACATACTTGTAGTCGATGTTAGGATAAACTGTTAATCCTCCATTATCTAGAGTATTTCCAGTTAATAAACTGGCACGAACATATTTTGATGCCCACTGCCCTGCATAGCTTGTAGTTAAATTAACTGTAGTAGCTAGGTCTACTTTGTGATTGCTCATTTTTTAAAATTTAATTATTATTTATTATTTGTATTATTTTCTCTTTAGTAGTCATAGGTCTGTAATTGCCTAGTTTTACTCTTTCTTTTTTAACTTCTTTTTCTGGATTATGTGAAATTGGATCAGCAGATACTTCAAGCTTATTCAATTCTACTTTTTCTTCTTTTGAAGCTTCTACTTTTTCTTCTTTAGAATACATTTCATCTTCTTTAGAATTTTTGCTTTCTTTATCAGACTTTAAATCTGCAATAGCGTCTTCTAGGTTTTTGATTCTTATTTCCATTCCTTTCCAGTCAGCAACGTCAGCTTCTTCATCCATTTCTTCTTCTTCATTCATTTCTTCTTTTTCTGCTTCTTCTTTTTGAGGAACTTCGTTGTCAACATCTTCTCTAACATCTGCAATAACTCCTTCTTCTTCTACTACTAATAGAGTACCATCTTCGAATAAATATTCACCTACTGGCATAGCTACTTTTTCATCATCTGTTAAAATAAATACTGATTTTCCTTTTTCAAAAGAATCAGCTTCTATTCTAGTTCCGTTTTCAAGTTTTCTTTCTTCTAATTCAACTTTAACTTCTGCAAGTTCCATCCCTAGAACTTCTTTTATTGATTCAATAATTTCTGATGCTTTCATTTAAATATTTTTAATTCCTTATATATAATACGACAGAATCTAAAAGTGTTTCCACTTTTTTTATGTAGCTTGAGTTTTACCAATGCCTTGAGCATGTAAAGAACCATCACAACAATCTGGATGGTAAGTATTGTCTTTACATAAACACCCTCTTCTACTTCCTTTTGGTGAATTATGAGCTAAATTTTTAAACTTCTTAGTTCTTAGCATTTTTGATTATGTCTTTAATTTTTATTATTAAATTTTCAGAGATTTGATCTTTACTTAACTCCTCTTCTATTTGTTCTTTAGGTCTGTTAGCTTGATCTGAGAAAAACCCTTCTATAGAAAAGCCTTTGTAAGTGCCATCTTTTACTTCTTGCCAAACCTTGTCATTATTAACTTTCATGGAAATCATCCAAGTCCCCTCAGGTACATCTATACCATATTTCACTGATTTATCCATTTTAGGGTCATCTACTAGCCAAGATTCAACAACAGTTAAATTTTCGACAGACATTTGATGTTCTACAGTAGCTTTGGATTGATTGCCTTTTATAAAAAACATTTCTGATGCTTTTTTTACTGTAGCTTTTGAAAAGAAAACATAATAGCCATCAGAATTTTCATTCTTTCTGTATATAGGTTTATTAGGAATAAGAGCAGCACCCATTAAAATCCTTTGCTCTTTATCTACTACAGCCATTTTAATCTCTTGATTTTTAAGAGCTATAAAATCTGATTCTATTGCAGGTGATTCAACTACTGATATAGCTTCAATTCCTGCATGTTCATTTTCTTCATCTAAAAACAATTCTATTATATCCATATATATAATACGAGTATTTTAAAAAGTGTTACCCTATAGTTGCACCTTGAACAATATTTCTTTCTAAAGCTTGACCAGTTGTTACATCATTAGCAACTACATAAGTTTTAATTGGTGTTTGCTGTTGATTTGAAATAACACCTGCTAATTGATTAGTAGCTGAAGTACCAACTACATTAAAATCTGGTGGAGCAGATGCAGTAGGAGCTACAGGTGCATTTATACCAACACTGCCACCACCTCCACCCATAGGGATAGCTGCTTTTGCTTTTTGAGTTGCTCCTAACATTCCTTTAACAAGTGCCGAAGCTTGCAAAGCATATAGTATTAATAAGGGAACATTTTGTGGAAAACCTGCTTTTAATGTTTCTAAAAAACCTGCTCCTACAGCTACACCACCTTCAGCATTTTTTAATGCTATTTTAGTTAATGCTGCTTTTGCTTCTATTGCCATCTCTTTTAATAGCAATCCGTTTTTAATGATTAAAGCTGCTTTTGCTGCTGCTGTCTCAGCTCCAAATCCATTAATAATAGCATCTGTAATAGCTAAATTTTGCTGCAATTTCTTTTTTCTTTGATCTTCTTCTTTTTTTGCTATTTCCTCATTAGTTTTTTTGTCTTTTTCAGCTTGTTCTGTTTTTCTTTGTGCTTCTAAATCATCAAAGTATTTGTTAATTTCATTCTCTTTTTCTCTTTTTTCGGTGGTATTAAAACCTAATTGTTCTAATTCTGTTAGTTGTCTTTGCCTAGCTAATTCTATTTTCTTAGCATCTGTATTAGCTTCAAAATCTTCTTGTTGTTTTGCTAGTTTTTCACTAAACTTTTTTTGAGCTGCTTCTTTCTTTTCTCTAGCTGCCTTTTCTTCATCTGTTTCACCTACAGCAACAACAGGCTCTTCAACAAATTCTTCTTTATTTAATTCTTCTAAAGCTTCTTTTTCTTTTTTTCTTTGACCTAAAAATCTCAAAAATCTAGTTCCTGCTTTTTCTCTTCTTTTTTCACCTTCATTTCTTACTCTTTCTAATAACTCTTCAGCTCTACCTAATTCATTTACAGCTTCATCAATATTTTTTCTAACTGCTGCTTTGTCAATACTTCTACCAATTAATGGAATTTCTGACAATTGTAATAAAGCTTTATTAGCAAAGATTTTAATTTCAGCTCCAAACTTTTGAAAATACCCTATTGCAAAAACTACAGCATTTGAACCTCTTTGTCTTAAATCAAGAAATAAATCTCTTAGATAAAAAGTAGTAATTGAAACAGCATCTTGAAAAGCACCAATAGAAGTTGTCAATAACTGTATTGCTCCTCTAGATAATTTATTTAATACACCAGTACCATCTTCTATGTTTAATAAAAACCCTTCCCATGCACTAGCAAGCTTTGTAGTATCACCTGCTAAATTATCAAGTCTTTTTTCTGCTATTAATCTTGCTGCTGCATCATCTACATTATTTAAAGCTCCTGCAAGGTCATTTATAGCCCCTGTATTGCTAGCTAATGTAAGTAATGCTCTACCTCCTACAGTACCAACTAAATCAGTTGCAGTAACAAGCTTATTACTGCTGTTATTTATTTTAGTATAAGCATCATTTAATGTTAAGCCTTTTGCATTTAAATCTGTTAAAGCTCTTGACAACCCTGTTCCTGCTCTTGATCCTTTTATACCATTATCTGCTAATACTCCAAGTAAAGCTGTAGTATCTGCTAAACTTAAACCTACTGCTTTTGCTGTTGGTGCAACTAATTTTAAAGATTCAGATAATAAACCAAAATTTAAAGCAGACTTTGTAGTAGAATCTGCTAATACATTAACAACATTTAATGTATCCTGAGTTGTAAGCCCAAATGATCTTACTACTGATCCTGCAAAAGTTGCTGCTTCAGCTAGGCTAACATCTAAAGAAGCTGATAAATCTAATATTGCAGGAGTTGCATTTTCAATATCCTGTATTGTAAAACCTAATTTTGCTAATTCAGTCTGTAATGAAACAACTTGTGAAGCTGTAAAAGCTGTTGTTGATCCTAATTCTTTAGCTTGATCTGATAATACTTCTAATTCTTCAGATGTTTTGCCAGTGATAGCTCCTAAGCCAGAAATAGCTTTAGAAAATTCAGATCCTTTTTTACCTGCTTTAGTAAATAAAGAAATTAAAGAACCTAAAGCAATCACTATAAGACCTATTCCTGAAGCAGCTAAAGAAGCTGTGAAAGCTTGTAATGCAGGAACAGCACTATAAATAGCTAATTTAGCTGCATTGAAACCTGCTGCAATACCAGTACCTGCTGCTGCACCCTGAACACCAGTTTTTTTAATTTTAGTTCCTAGTTTATCAACTGATTTTCCACCTGTTATTTTAGTTTGTACTTCTACTACATGAGTTGTCTTTGACATCTTTATTTATTTAATTTCCAGATTAATTCATTTTTAATTTGTGTATAGGTTTCTTTTAAAGATTCAGGTTTTTTGTTTTTTCCTTTAGCTATTTTAACATAGCTATTAGAGCTTTCTGTATATTTTAATAAGTTTATAATTTCTGCTATCATGATACTTCGTTTAA